TTTCTTCACCTTTTGTATAGTATTCGTTGTTTATTACACAATCTATTTTTGCTATTGCTTTTTTCATAGACTTAAACCTCCTTCTTCTTTAATATCTAAATAAGTTATTTGTAGTTGTATATCAAATATTGCTTCATTTGTATCTGCTATATTTAAACTTCCGCAACTTAAACACTTAATACTTTCTATGTTATCTATATTAGGCAATATGCCATTTCTATTATTAGAATTAATTTTATTTTCTAAATCTTCAAAAAAACCTATATTTTGTAAGTTGTTTATTGTATCTCTTGAATAAGATTTTCTACTTCTAAATGAATATGTATCTTGCTTTTTTGATGTATCTATTATCCAATTTTCAACATTTGAGTTAGTTGGTATCTTATTCAATGAATAATCACCAACATCCCCAAGAAAATCTGCATTAATTTGATAATTCCTATCAGTAGTCAATGTATTTATTACATCAAATAAATAATTTCTTACTTTTTCTATTCTCATTTTCTTCTCCTAATATATTCTTGAACTTCATCTTCTACAATACTACCTTCTGCAGTCCACATATGTTTGTCCCAATATGAAGTTGCTAATGGGTGCTTGTCTTTGTGATAATTTAAAGGTTTCCCTCTTTTGCTTAACCCATAATATTGATATTCTGCATATACTGGGTTGTAAACTATTCTATCAACTTCTAAATCATACATTGATAATACACCTGTATCATAAGGAACATACTTATCCATATGTATTGCACAAGTTTGTGTAAAAAATCTATGAACATCACTATTAGGCGTTAAACCTAGTTGTGTTTTAATTACACTTGCAGGTAATAATTCATTTGACATTATCTACCACCAATGTGTATATGTGGGTTATTGCCAAAGTTATTATCATTAATGCTTGTTATGTTGTATATTTGATAACTAGATAAATCTTGTTGCGTATTTATGTTGGTTTCAAGAGTGCCTTGAACTACAATGTCACCTATTGCGAAGTTCCCAATCGACAAGTCATTATCTTTATAAGGTATTCTAACTTGAACACTATTGGCATTATCATAACCTTTGTCCAACGTTGCACTCTTACCACCAAAAAACCATACGTTTGAATAGTTATATCTTTTCCATTTTTCTAAATGTGTTGATACATCAAGCCCGTTTTGATGATATACAGTTATACTTGAATTAGTTATCATTTTACACCTACATACATTACGTGTTCGTTATCAACTATTACATTGATTAAATAAGTTCTTATAGTATCATCTAAATCACTTTTTTTTGACTTTACTATATCACTTACTCTATCTGCAGTTACATAACTTATTGAATAACCGTCAGTATTTTCACTTGACACATTTCCTATAGTATTTGATACGTCTAAATAACTTTGTATTTTATTTATTAATTCATATTCACATAGTTTTACATCTTGCAATACTTCTTCTTGATTTTTTAATCTATTAAAAGTTCTTGCGTCTATTAGTTTTCTTGCTTCATATTCTAATAAGTTAAAAGGCATATCTCCAATTGCAGAACCACCTAATTGTTGATATTCTGCATATGTTAGGTATTGTCCTTCAAATGTCATAATATGCCTCCTTTATTCTATAAACTTACTGTTCCAACTTCAAACTTTGCAACGATTATCTTACTTTCGTCAGTTATTCCAACAACATAATGTTCATCTGCACCGATTAAAGTAGTATAATTTCCTAACTCTCTTTGTGTTTCAAGGTTTATCCCTCTCTTCATAAAGATAGTTACTGCTGAACTTTCATCTCCAGTTTGGTCTTCTGGTCTTAACTCAACAATTGGGTTTAAGAAATAAGTTCCTGCGTCATTAATTGCTTTTTTAGAAGCAACTATACGGCAGTTAGCAATCATTCCAATTTCACCTTTCATAATTACATTATTTGGGTATTTATCATTAGAAATAAAGTTGCTGTCTTTTCTTAATTGAGTTACTTGTTTTGGATGGATAAACATAACTTTTTCAACATTTTGTTCTTCATTTAATCCATCTATTGCATTAACTACTTCGTTATAAGAAATATCTGTATTTGAAGTATATGTTAATTGTGCTCCTTTTAAAGCATCCATAACATCATTATCAATTTTGTCTGCTATTGCTTTTGCTAGTTGTGAGTTAGTTTCTCCTACTGGGTTTCCATAACCACTTAATACAGCTTCATCAGTTAATTCTACTTGTTTTACTGCTTTCTTAACAGTAAATGTTCCTTTTGAAGTTGCTAGCTTTGTTTTATCTGCTGTTTGCCCTTCTGCTAAATCTGTTGCTGCTCCTATGTAAGCGTATTTTGGTATTGTAATTGTATCTCCTGGTCTTCCTTGTAAAGTTGTATCAATCTTTGCGAATGGAGTTGCTACAATTGCTTTTTCTAGTTTAGCACTAATCATTGGTGCCATTACTTCTGGGTCAATTAATTGTTCTAAATAAGTTGTCCCTGTTGCCATTTTTTAAAATCCTCCTTTAATTATTTAATTTTTTAAATAGTTCAGGATTATCTTGTTTTAATTGTAGTCTTTCACTATAAGACATCTTCTCAAATTGTTCTTTGCTAACATTACTTCCTACGTCATCATTTGCACCAGGTACATCTACCACTTTATTTGGAGTTGCAAATATACCTTCTTTGTCTTTTGAAAGTTCATCAATTAAATCTTTAATCCCTTTACCTTTGTTGTTTGGGTTATTTAATGCAATTTTAACATCATTAACCAAACCATTTTTAGCATATTCGCTAGTAAATTTTTTATCACCAAAGCATTGTAATATATTATTTGTTAATAATCTGTCATCTTCTTCGGCTTTTTCTCTTGCAATTCTATTAGTTTCTTTTTGCTCATAGTCTGCAATTTTTGTTTTAAGACTTTCTATTTCATCAGTTTTTGGTGCTTTTTCTATTTGTTTTTTTAAATCTTCAATAGTAGTTTTATATGTTTCAATATCTCCATTAAGTTTTGTTTCTATTTTATCTGTTTCAACTTTTACACTTTTTCCGTGTTCTGTAAGTATTGATTTTATTTCTTCTTTTGATAATTTAACCTTTTGTTCACCAATTTCTAAATTCTCTAAAAAATCTTTCATAATATTTCCTCCTTCGATTTTTTCAAGTGGTAGACTCCACCATAGGTCAAAATATTTGTGTTTTTCAACACCTATATAAATTGTACCATAAAAAAAATACCTCGTCAAAAGGGGTATTTATTATTTGTTATTTATTTCTTGTTTTTTTAGGTTTTACTTCAACTACTTCTATATCTTTGTTGATTGCTTTACCTATATTTTTAAACACTTCTTTAATTTCTTTCTTTGTTTCTTCTTTTTTAGGTTCAACTATTTCTTCAAGTATTTTAACAGCAACTGTCTTATTAGCATTTTCTCCACTTAAATATTTTGCTTCACTTTCTTCTACTACAAAAGTGTCCCCTTTGTATAAATATCCTTCTTGATTGTAGTTAACATTTTTTCTTACTAAAGTGTCTCTTATTTCATCAAACTTACCATAAGAAAATCTTTCAATTAAAACTTCTACTTTTACTTTCATTTCTTTTTCCTCCTTAAATTCTTGTATAAGTTTTTCTTTATCTACTTTCCCTTTATATTCTAAATATTTTAGCCAATCTTCTAATGCGTGGTTATCATATTCTTTACATACTGGTATATTAAGTAATTTTGTTACATCAAAATTCATATCTAAAGGAACAACATAACCATTTACACCATCTTTTATTAATTCAGTACAACCTCCAACATCTGTTACAATACAAGGCACTTTATACTGGAGTGCTTCTTGAACGGTATAAGGCAATCCTTCACTATCGCTCAATAAAACACAGTAATCGGCATCTTCTAAATAATCCCATATATCATATCTTTGTTTCCAAAAATGAACTTCTTCATAATTGCATTTGTAACTTGTTGAATTAGTAAATATATTCCATTCAAACTTAATATTAGCATTTCTCATCATTTGGCATAGCTGTAACATCCTATTCCAACCTTTATATGCGTCAATTCTTGTGCAACTGATTAAGTGTAATACTTTATTTGTCTGCCTTTTAGGCATTAATATATTCTTAATTGTAATAGGGTTATCGCCTAATGCTTCGTGGCTCATTTGGCTTACATATTCACCACAACCTATTATTTCTTTTATTCCCATATCCTTATATTGTTGAAATAATAATCCTTTGTCTAATAACCACTTATAATTAGCGTGTCTCATCTCTATCATTCTTTTTGCTTTAATGTTTTTAGGTATCTTACCCCATACACTATTTCTTATAAAAATATCACATTCATATTCTTTGCTTTCATCATACTTTTCCATTTTGACTATTTTAGCCATCTTGTTAAGTCTTGTCGCATCGCCAGAACAATACAATACAGTTATATCAAAGCAATTTCTTAACCACCAACACCAATTATATGCCATTGTTTCAACTCCACCCATTTGGCAAAAATGTGATTGATAGAATATTATTTTTTTCATATTTCACCTCTGCTTGCTTTCGTTGTTAGTTGCGTATCTAATCCTGTTTGAAATTGATACAAAGGTAATGGCACATAAGCATAAGATTTTATTGCTTGTTCAACTCTATTTGCCCAATCTATATCTGCAAATACAACATTCTCTTGTTCAAATAAATTATTGTCTAAAACAAATTGTCTATTTACTATATGCAAAGGTTCACCATTCCATCCTAATTTTGTATAGTAAGGTGCAGTATCATCACTTGGTATAAACTGCTCATTCCAACTACCAAAAGCATTAAATCCTATTAAGATTAAATCTTGTCCTTTATTTACTTTATCTATTTCTTCAAGTGTGTTAGGTAATATATAATCATCACTATTTACAAAGACAAGATAATCTCCAGTTGCTTCTCTAATACCTGTATTTCTCGCACCCCCATTGTTTTTGTTCACATCGTGTCTTATATATCTAAAGTTATATTCTTTTGCTATTTGAGGTGTTTCTGTTGGGCTAGCATCATCAACACATATAACTTCATAAGGTTGAAATGTTTGCACTTTAATGCTATCTAAACATCTTCTGAATAAATCTTCAGGTGTATCATAGCAAGGTATTATGATACTATACTTCATAAAATCACCTACTACAATTATACCACAAAAATAAAAAAGAGCAAAATGCTCTTATTTTACTATCCATACATCTTCAACTCGTCTATCTCTGCAATCAAAGGTGTCATATATAATGCCATATTTAGAACATACAATATGTCCATTCATAGTTATCAATAATACATTATTAGGGAATTGGCTTGAAACATATCCTACACTTCCATTAATACCATCTAACCTTTGATAGGTTCTATCTAAATAGTTTCTAACAAATTCCCTTTTGTCTAATAATGTACCTTCATATTGTGCTATATCACTTAAATAGTCATATACATAGTCCCAGCTTCTATTAGTTGCACAACTTATTGCTCTTATTACACAATCATCTTCATATTTGTTTAAAGCATTTGCATTATAAAACTTGTACATATTATCTCATACTATTTTGTAATGTTTGCATTAATTCTTGCTTTTGTTGTGGTGTTTCTGCTTCTTCGTGTAATACTTTAATAAAATCCTCTAGTGCTTTTACCATATAATGAAAAGATTTATCTGTTTCTTCTCCGTGTCCATATCTTCTGCTCTCTTGGTATCTACCATATTCTCCTGCCATTCTATCTAATTCATCTTCACCACGATATTTAGCATCGTAGCCACGTCTACCATATCTTCCGTATTCACCATAGTTTTCACCATAACTATCATATCCAGGTCTTCTTGCACCATAGTTTCCATAGTTTCCATAGTTTCCGTAATTCATATCTTTATCCTCCTTCATATAATGTTTTATTTTACTTAACTTTACTAAATTATCTAAATTATTTGTATTAATATCTTCGTCAAGTATATGTTGAATTTTCTCTTCAACTTTTTCAATTACTTTATCTTCCATTGTGTTCCTCCTTTCTTTTAAGGATTTCTAATATTTCATTATTTTGACTTATTATTTTTTCTAAATATTCTTTATCTTGTTTTTGTAATTCTTGCATTAAATCAGTATTGTTAAAGTCTTGCATTAGTAAAACAAGATTATATAATTGCAAAATTAATGATGATAAATCTAATCTATTATTCATTATCTATTAAGTCTTGAAATACTAAATGTTGCATTTGTAATAATTGCTTGTGTTGTTGCTATTGGTGTTGTTGGTGCAGTAGGCGTTACAACACTAGGTACACTTTGTACTGATATGTTAGTTGTTCCTCTAGGACATACTCTTAACTTCTTATCAAAAGAAATTGTTTCATAATCATCAGCAGTATCAATAGTTACGCTTCTGATTGTATCGGGAATTATCACACCATCTTGAAATAAGGCAATAGACACCACACCTGCAGTAGCTGTGCTTACACTAGCACTAAATTCTACATCATAATACCCTGTATATCCATTTCCAAATATTTTAAAGTTGGGATTACCATTTGAATAATCTAACCAACCACAACAAGAAGCACATCTAGTTCTTATATCAGTTTCATCAAAAGTTATTGGGCTTGCATTACTCGGTAATGCTAATGGTTCATTTATAATTGTTTCTATCATATATTTTTCTCTCCTTTCATAAACAAAAGAGGATAAGACTTGCCTATCCTCAAAATTAGCAAGTTCTCGTAATCGAGTATGTAGTATTCTACTCTATGCTATTAAATAAATTGACTTGTTGTGTTATATCCACATCCACAACCATTGTTGCAAGTGAATATAGGTGTTCTTCCATATACTGGTGTGCTTGGCACAGGGCAGTTAGAAAGTCTGTTGTATAGTTGGTCTACCTCATTAGCAAAACCTTGTGCTATAAATGAGTTTTGAGCAATTTGGGATGCTTGTAAATCTTTCATAGAGATTTCTCTTTGAAGGTCAGCAATTCTATCATTTTTAGCATCTAATTGCGTCTTAACATTGTCTAATTCTAATTGACATAACTTATCAAGTATTGCTCTTGTGTTATTAGTATCATTTGTCATAATATCTCTAACACCTTCACTTAATGCTTGGCGGTCTTGGCAATTTTCAGTAGCAACAGTGTATTTTAGGTCTGCGATACCTAATTTGTTCTCACAGCAACAGTTTAAGAAGCTTGTGTTTAATGAATTAAATCCATTTGATAAATTGCTATTAATACTTGCAGTTGAATTGCATAATTGAGTTGCTATGTTGTTAATTGCATCTCTATTACCTTCTAATTGGTTAGATAAGTGTAATGTGTCAAATCCGTTGTTAGTGTTTTGCATAATTTCTTTTTGACCATTTGAAAGCCAAGCATATCCATCATCAAATCCACGTCCACCAAAGAAACCACCATTACCATTTCCTCCCCAGTTACCTCCAAATAAGGCAAGAATTACGATAATCCAAATCCATTCAGCACCATAACCAAAACCACTATTTCCGCCAAAACCACCCATTACTGGATAAACTGGATAAGCATTGTTGTTAGTTGCTAAATCTACTGTTGGGACTATTCCTGAATTTCCGTTCATTTTTACTCTCCTTTCTAAATATTTTTTTATATCAACACTATTTTTGAGTGTTAATACCATTCATCATAGTATTCCATTGTTGCTTTTGCTCGGGAGTAAATCTTTCTACTATTTCATTTAAAAACTCGTTAGGATTTCTATTTTCCTTTCTTGCTTGTTGATACTCTTTGAATGCTTGAGGATTTCTCATCTTTAGTTGTTGTTCCATCTTCTTCATCATTCCATTCGGTATCTGTTGTAGTTTGTTCTGCATTAACATTTGAATTAAATTGTTCATTCTTCTTCATCCCTTTCTTTAACTCGTCTATTTGTGCTTGTAACATTTCTATTTGCATATCTTTTGCGTCTTTTGGTATTATCTCGTTTAGTTCATAAGTCTTTATTTCCCCTTTTGTATTCTTTATCCATACAACACTCATATCTTTACTAAAATAAGGTGTTTCCCCTATTACCATATCCCTTTGAACTTCATCTAAAGAATTTGCATATTTTATTACATCTCTATTAGTAGGTGCTAACTGAAAGTTTTGTGTAAGATTAGTTGGTTGTTGTTGTGGTTGTTGTAATTGACTTTTTAACCTTTCTAAATCGTTTATTTGTGCATTTATTCTTTCTAAACTTTGTTGCTGATTAAATTGATTAATGTAAGGGCTATTAAACATATTTCCTCCTATAAAATGAAAAAGAAGAGTGCTTTTCAAATATTGTTTTAAAATATTCTAGTAAGACTTATCTCTCCTTTCACATAGATTATTGCACAAAAAAAGAACCCTTGTTGTTCACATAGAGTTCATTTAGAGTTCTTTTCTATTATTCTTAATATTTTAGGTAATCTTCTTTTGATAGAACTTTGAGAATAGCCAACTTCCATACCTACATCTACTTGTGTCCATCCGTGTAAGTAATAAAGTTTTGCTATCTTTCTATCAACTTCATCTTTTATATAATTGTCTATAATATATTCCCATTTATCATTTGGTAGTGAATATAATTCATCAGTTAGTTTTGGTCTTGATTGAGCCATTATCTTTTTCTTTTTTTTGATTTCTTTTTATTAAATCTTATTCTTGTCCTTTTTTGAGAAACTTTTGACAATTTAATCTCCTATTTTTTGATGAATTTCACTGCTATTAACATCTTCTACTGTTTGAGAAGTGTTTTCTATTTCACTTGGCCACAATAAATATGTTAGTATCCCTAAAAGCATTACAACGATTATAATATATAATCTTTTGTTTGCCCTTTCCATTCTATTCATTGCGCTTTCGTGTGCTACAAATGGTATCATAACTATTTCTTTATCATCCATTTATCTCACCTCCATAAATATATTATATCATTTTTTATATAAAATTAAAGTTTTTTTACATTTACCCTTTTGTAACTTGCTACTCTCATTCTTTCCATATAAGGTAATAATCCACTTGCATTGCATAATTCTTTATATTTAGTTGTTAGTTGTGTTATCTTGTATTGGCTGTCTGCTATTAATTCTTTGTTATTGCTTTCTTTTGCTAATATTTGAGTATCTTTTTGTCTTCTTATTTCTGTTTCTAATCTTCGTTGTAATTGTGTTCCTTGATACATTGTGTAGTGTTTACCTTCAAATTCAAATCCTTTGTTATTCCTTTGCTTTATTTGTTCTAGTTGCTCATTTGTATATTGTGGTTCACTAACACCTAGCACTATTGCAAATACATTATGATAACAATTATATTCACTTATTGGTCTGTGTTCGTGTGTATATGTTATACCTTTATAATCTTTTGCTGGTAAATTATTTTGTAAGTTATCAAATTCTTCATAACTAAACTGTCTGCCTTGTAAATCTTGGTGGTCTTCCGCAGGGTTTTCGTGAACTGATATTTCTACACCATCTGCTCCAAAGTCTTGCCCAATTATCTTTTGTGTTTCGTTATGTAAGTTTCTTATACCCTCTCTTAAATTCATTCTAATAGCACTATCTAGTCTTCTTGTTGCCCCACTTCCATAATTAATTGTCTTTATTCCACTTTCTCCTAATGATTTTAATAAAGAATACATTTGGTGGTCAAAGGTATCTTTGCCTTGCGAAATTGACAATAATGCTTGGTCTATTGCATATTGATATGCTTGGCTTATATTAAAGAACCTAACATTACCTGTTAAATCTGTTATTGTAAAACCTATTGCACTTGTGTTTGTTAAATTCATATAAGTACCTTTAGTAATATTAGACAATGCACTCGTTTGTAGCTTCAATGCTTCAAATTGATTAAAAGGAATAAAATCAATGTTTCTATACTTGTAAAACTTTTCTGCAAATTGATAGTCTTTTTTTGCATAAGCATTAAATATATCATCTATCTCATCTACATTTGTATTAGTTATTCTAGCAAGTCTTTCTAAAATAGTATCATATCTAGCACCATACTTTATCATTTGTTGTAGCTTTCTTGCTTGATTTGGTGTTAAGTTTCCTATCTCTCTTATAGTTTTGCCTATTTGAGTTAATATAAATGTGTTTCCACTTTCAATTCTTTCAATTAATCTTGATATAATTACTTCTTCTTGTAATTCATTCATAGGATTACCTCCTATTCATTTTTAACACCTAGCAAATCTTCAACACTTGGGTTTTGTTCTTCTATCTCATCTATTGCTTTTTGGCTTTCTTCAATTGTTTCGCTTGGTCTAATCCATTGTCTTATTTCTGCTTTGCTTATTACACCAATTCTTTGACCTTGCATTAATTGGTTGAACTCTGCAGTTGTATCTTCTACTAATCCATAAGACCAATTGAAAGATATATCATAATCTCCTTGTGGTATTAAATTATATGCATTTGCTAATATATCGCAACCTTCAAAAAAGTCTTTTATACCTTTTTCAAAGATTGTCCTCATATCATCAGTTATTGCAAAAGTATCATACATTAGTTTCTTTATTTCAGTTGCAGTTGCATTTTGAGTTTCTACATCACTTAATATACCACCACTTGTTCCTACTTCGTGTTCTAATCTTTTATAAAGTTCTTGTAACCTTACATAATAAGAACTATCTCTTATATCAGGTGAGAATACCTCCCAAAAGTCATCTCTACCACTGTCTATTTTACGATAAACACCATCTACAGGTAATTTATCGTCTTTATTAAACATTGTAGCATCTGCACCAATAAATGCTTCTTTTACCTTAAATTCTCTTATTATTTGTTTTAAGCATTCTTTTATTTCTTTTTGTGTTGCTTCTGTTCCATATGTTATTGGTACACCATACTTATCATTTGTTTTACGATTATTTATTGGTGATTTAATATAGCCTATTGGTGCTTTTTCTACATTACTTATTACTATTTTTAAAGGAATACTTGCCCAAAAGTCAGGTACTGGTATTCTTTTACCATCTTCATTAGTAAATGTTTGTTCTATTACTAAATTATTATTCTCTATTCTATAATTTGCTAGTCTTATGTATGTTGTTGATGTAAAGCCTGTTGTTATTACCTTTTTATCAGCAAGTATAGTACAACCTGTTATTGTATCTCCATCCATACTATCTATTGTTACTCTATTTTGTGGTACTTTGTTGTAATATAATTTCCCACCTTTTGTATAAGGTACTAGAAATACACCACCATAACCAAAAGCCATTGATACAATCTTTTTTGAATTTCTCCACATTGATTGTGCCATTTCATCTATTCTTTTGGCTCTTTCATTTGTTCCATCTACAACTATTTCACTGTCATTTATTACATAATTTGCTAATTTATTACTAAATATAGCATCAAAGTTTATACTATCAATTCTTTCATACTCAATTGCGTACTTTTGATTTTCTTCAATTTCTGCTGGTTTTGTTTCTGTTTTGATTTTAAAAATATTTGTTAAAATCCAAAGAATTATATTTTTAATCATATAAACACCTCCTATTGTCCTCTCTTCTTCCAAATGTTGTTTAATGCATATCGTATACTATCTATGCAGTGATTGTCCGCATCAGGATATGCACTAATAATGTTGCCATCTTTATCTTTTTCATATTCATAAGTTGTAAATTCTTCCAAACTTGTTGGTGTTCTTTTAGGGTCAATAATTATCTTGTTTAAACTTGCTAGCCATTTCATAGAATAGTTTACACTTTCAGGACCTTTTTCAGCACCTCTCATAGCACTACCATAACTTCTAAAATCTCCTATTGATTTTGGCTCTGCACTATCTGCTATTATTAAATCACCTTCTACCACTCCTTTTTCACTTTTTAAATGTTCCCATACTTCTGCATTGCTCATCTTATTAACAACAAATTCATCTAATATGTATAATGTTCTATTACTAGCATTAAAATAACACTTTGTCCAAGCTAATGGGTCAGGGAACCAACCAAAGTCTAGTCCCATATATATTCTGTCCATTTCACTTATTTCTTCATCTGTTATTTCTCTTATTTCGATATTATTGAATACATTTGAGCCATCTCCTGTTTCCATTCCTAGATATTCATTATTATAAGCTTGTTCATTTGTTTCTTTTAGGTATTCTGCTTCATCTATGAATGGTTGCCCTAACCATTTTACAGGAACACTTCTATAATCGCTTCTATGTACTAATCTATTTTCTTTAGGTACTACTTTTTCTTTGTTGACAAAGTGCATTAAGCTTGATGGTGTATTGTAAGTTCTTAATACTACAAAATCATTACCACCACGCATTAAAGATTGGTCTATCTTACGTACACTTGCCAATCCATCAAATTGGTCAAATTCTTCATACCAAATTATTCCTATATACATATCTTTAGGTGGTCTTATTGATTTAATCTTTACTGGGTCATCTGCTCCTCTAAAGTATATTCTTTGTCCTGTTGATTTCTTTGTTATTGATAAAGGTGATTTAGTTATTTTATAATCACTTGCTAATCCTGGATATGTTTCATCTAACTGTTGTATTGCCCATTGTAATTGTGAGAATACACTATCATTTAAAGTGTTGCCTACTTTTCTTAATGCTATTCCACACATTCTAGGGTTATTTTCTATCATCTCAATAACGACTAAACTAGCAAAAGAGGACTTGATACTACCACGTCCACCTTCAAGCCAATACTCTAAATGCTCTCTGTCTAATATATCTCTGTATACATCAAGAAAAGATGTTGTCATATCTTTTGCAGGAATAGATACAAAAACATTTTGGTTTTCTTCTCTTGACTCTTTCTCCATCATTAAAGAACTAATTAATTCATAGTTTTTACTATAGCCATTTATTGCACCTTTTATTAATCCTAATGTTGCCATTTCTCTATATGACAATCCATTTGGATTTTTTGCACTATTTGGTACTTCATCAAGAATTTTTTCTAATACTGATAACATAGTGGTTTTTTTTCTTCTTGCTTCGCCTGAATTAATACCACCCTTTCGTGCTTCTTCCGCAGTTAGAGTATGGTCTGGGTTTCCATTTTTTAATTGTCCTGCCACTATTTCACCTCTTTCTATTAAACTTTTTTAGATAAATATAAAAATGGTGTATCACATAACGCAATTATTACTTCAATTATTGTTGCGGATAAAGAAATTGATAAAATTGTATCTAACGGCATTGTTCCCCCAAATGCAATGAAGTAAAACAAAAAGTTTTCTCCACCATTTGAAATAATAGTACATAAGTTATTTCTTAACCACATCTTCTTACCATTACTTTTTTTTCTTAAATACTCATACAATCTTATATCAACTATGTTTGATAAAGCAAATAAACTTACACTTGCTATTGATATTCTAGGAACAAACCCAAATAATAATTCAAAACTGCTTTGTGCAAAATCTTCACTATTAGGGATATACTTTAATGCTACTTGCGTTGCTAACATAAAGAATAGTACTGCAAATATCCCAAACTTAACTCCTTTTTTTGCGTCTTTATATCCATAGTTTTCAGTTAACATATCAGTTGCTAAAAAATTACTAGCAAATAATACATTGCCTAATGTTGCACTTATTCCAAATAAATCTACACTTTTTAAAATCATTATATTTGCAAGAATACTTGCTATTCCTATCCAACCTATTAATCCTTCTTTTCCTAAAAATCTTTTAACTATTAGCATTATGCTAAATACACCTATTATTGATATTATTAATAAAATATTATTTTCCATTTTAATCTCTCCTTATTTTTTTTATAGTAGGTTATGGTTAACTACTTATTGGTGGTTGTTTGTTAAATCTATTAGTCTTTACACACTTTTCTCCATTTAACATAAAAATATTTTTGCATTTTAAGAAATTCTTCAAAATTCATTTTATCTAATTCTATTGTTTTATATTTTCCTTTATATTTATTTATTATTAATTTTCCGTTTTTAAATTGTCTATATTCTCCATAGTTACCTGCTTGTTTCCATGTTGAACTATCAACATAATCGAAAGGAATATTATTTAAAATATTCATTCTAGTCATTCCTAAACAATGAACTTTACAATTATATTTTTTTGCATATTTTAAAAACATCATATATTGTTTATCTTTTATATCTTCATTTTTAAATCCTGTTATTGCTACAACTTTTCCTGCATAGTTTTTACACATTTTTTTATATTCATCTATGCCTCTATTTTTATGCCATACTGGTATTATTTTGTTAGAAACACTTTCTAATATTTTTCTTAATTCTAATACTTTATCATAACCTATTATATTATCTACATCCATTTCAAAATATCCTACTACTTTATCGCAGTCATTTTTCTTAATCCAATTAGAATATTCTTTTGTATATAGTTCCCAATCTACTTCTTTACCTTTTTGAAAAGAATGGGCTCCACTATCTATAATTAAATTATCACTAACAATCAGCATTTTATCAATCAAATTTTCTTTTTTTCTTATATAATAATATGACGCAAGTATATAAGGTATATTTTTTTTGTTCGAAATATAATAGTCAATAATATTATTTTCACTACTTTCAAGCCCACTTAAAAAAACTTTCATTATTTTTCTACCTTATCAACTTTTTTAAAATGTATATCTCTATCTATATGATGACATTTAGGACATTCTAACATATTATGCTCAGGTTGGTCGTAATTATCTTCACTAATTTCTGATATACTGTCCCAGTCTATTTTTGCATCGTTAAAGTCAAAATCTGACATATCAATATCAATTATGTCTTCTAATTCTTCATCTAATAAATCAAAGTTCCAAGTTGCTTTTTCTGATACTTTATTATCTGCTAATCTAAAAGCTTTTATTTGTTCGTCTGTTAAATCATCAGCAACTATACAAGGTACTTCTTTTATACCTAATTGTTCACTTGCTTTTAATCTAGTGTGACCTGCTACTATAATATTATTTTTATCTATTACAATAGGCACTTTAAACCCAAATTCTTTAATACTTTTTGCTACATATTCTACTGCATCATCATTAATACGGGGGTTTTTTTCATAAGGTTTTAATTCACTTAACTTTTTATATACTATTTCCATTTTGTCCTCCTTTAAAATAATATCATATTTTTATAACATTGTCTAATAACCTGCAAAATCCCATAATTGTGAATATTCTATATCTCCATTCATATATTCCCATAATTTGTCTTTTTTCCATTCTTCATTTTCGCCAAAGTCTAAACTATATATGTCTTTTTTTATCTTATATGCTTTTTCAAAGCATTCTTTATTACCTCCAAAAACAGAAAAAGAGAGCATAATATCTTCATATTTTTTTTTAACTAAAGTTATGAAGAATAAACTCTCTTTGTAATTCCATTTCATATTAACATCCATCTGCAACCTCTATATTTCTTCTATCGTTAAATTAGGATATACATACTCAAACATTTTCTTTTTAAGTTTATAAACGTCTGTCTTAATTCCTTTAACATCTTCAACTATGTATATCTTTTGTTTTCTATCATAGTAAAAAAAGTCTGCAATATAAGATATCTCTCTTATATGTTTGTGATGGTTGTTAATATAACTAGGTTGTAATATAAATCTTTTTTGTCTTTCTAATTCAGTTATTTCATTCGCTTTTTCTAATAATTTTAGTTCATACCATCTCTTTGCTTCTCGTTTACTGTCAAACTTAAAACCATCATAAATAACTTTCTTATTTCTATATTTATTATACATAATACTCATCTCTTTTATTGTACCAATATTTTAATATTTTGTCAAAAAGAAAAAGACTATAAAAGTCTTTCTCGGAAGGATGAATAAGTGGTGATTGCTACGCTTATAAAACAATGCCCTATTTACCAATTAAAAGTTGGTTGCTTTCATAATCCCCAAAATTATAGCAGTATTTGTTTGCTGTTATGGGCATTTAATATTTATCATTGTTAACAAGACACATTTAAACCCTCTTTAGCCACTTGAGTAATTAATAAAACTATTAATACAGGATTTGAACCTGTGAATGGTTGCGTGAGACGCAATTGTTTTGCTGTTAGTGTCTTTCTTTTTTATTAAGTTTTAACAAGCCACATTTATTATCGTGTGGAGTTGAACCACAAACCCTTTGGTTATCAGCCAAATGCTCTACCTATTGAGCTACTAGGCAACACTATGCCATCATTGTTTGCTGTGTGTGGCTTTAATATTTTTTACTAATTAACAAAGGTCTTTAAAATATAGTATGGAGTATATTTGGAGGTTATACGAACCTTTTTTGTTTGCTGTAAGACCTTTTTCTCTTTGTTAATAATATTATAACATAT